TCGGTCAGCATGGCGGTTAAGTTATTCATGTTCACGTCAGACTTGGGGATTCCTTTCTGGTTAATGGGCCTTCACGGCTGGCGTCGTGGTCGTCTCAATCCCTTTGGTGTAGTAAGCTTTGACGGCCATCAGCGAGGCGACGATCATGCCCACCCAGAACATCGGGTTCGTCCAGCGCGAGCCGTCTGCCGCATCAGCCGCCGGAGCCGTGACGACGAAGTTCACAATGGCGACCCCCACCGCTTGCAGGACGCCCAGCCAGGTTGTCAGTGTATCAGTTTGCATCGGTCCTCCTTGGTTACTTCCGCTCCTGAATGGAGAGGAGTACTTGCGTCACCGTCTTACTCAAGTCCTTAATCGACTCGTTCGTATCGCGGGTGGTCTCTTTGATCTGCACTAGCGACTTTTCGGTATTGTCCTGGCAATTGGTCAGCACGGCAATCTGCGTACTATGGTCCGCATGTGATTCATCCCACTTTCGCATGTCAGCCTCCAAGAAGTCTAGGCGGGCGTGTAACTTGTTCTTGCTGCCATTGAACCACGCCATCGCGCCTCCGACCCCGGCAATAATCGACGAGCCAATAATTGAGATCCAGTCTGAGAGATCCAGCTTACTCGGATCAGCCACATAGTCCCCCCTCCACTATTGGGTGCGTAATGGCACCGTGGACCCAGGCCGCTGCGGGCAGTCGTCAAGTTGATGATGGTGCATCTTGGCGTGTGTGCTACGAAAGCCACAGGCATAGACGCAACGATACTCCCCTTGCTTCTTCGGCAAGGCCCGCCCCGCCTGCTCCATCTCCTGCCGAGTGGCCCCTCGAAAGTACTGCTTCATACCCATTCGCTCACATCGTTGCGCATCATCTCAGCCAACTGCTGATACCGCGCTGGCGCATCCTGCTTGGCTGCCTTGCTGTTGAGCAGTTCGTCAGCCGCGTCGTCATAGTGCCCCAGATGCAACGCCCCCAGGAACCGGACGAACTTGCCGAGCCCGATCCGTCCCATGTTGAAGGCCAAACTGATCATCACGAGTTGCCGTGGGCGGCTGAGCTGGTCGTAGCAGGAACAGTTGTGACGGACGTCGTCCAAGGCATCGCATAAATCTGCGTTGAAGAGAATCATGGCTTCTTCTTGCGTAATGCCTTTATCTCGAAGATTTCTTCCCACGCCAATCGTTTCGATTCCCAGTGAGTCAAGATAGACCTTGAGCCGTAACCCTTCTTGGTCTATCAGCATTTGCTGTGCGTCGGTCAACATGGTCATTGTATCGCCGCCCGTGGTTGCGTCAGCGTCGAGCGTGGCAAGGCGACGGGAAACCTTCCGCACTGGACCGTCGAACTCGCATCCTGTGACGAATTGGTTTTCCATGCGGCATACGCCGACTTGGTGCCGTTCCATTCATACGCCACCGCCCCATCCCCGCAATAGATGTTCTGATCAATCGCAATCCCCGCCAGCGAGTCTGTTCCATTATTGAAATGGTTGATCTGCACCGTGTTGCGAGCCAGGACGTTGTGCTGGAACGTGAACCCAATGTTCCCGTCGGCAAAATCCTCTATTGAGAGCGCGGTATCACATTCGTACAGCAGATTGTGCTCGAACAGCCACTTTGTGCCCACAGACGGCGTGGAGGCCTTCGCCCACACGCATGAACCCCCGACCGAGAGAAACGTGTTATGCGAAACCACGTTGTTGACCGAATCATTGGCGACCTGCCCGCTATTCGTATTGCCGTTATCGAATCCGATGGTCGTGAGAGGCGAGAGTCCGCTTTTGTCACGAATGTCGAAGCAGAGGTTATAGGAAAACGTCGTGTCGCTCATGGTCTGCCCCGCAGAGGAATAGGTGCCGAGGCAATCGCCTGCGAGATGCCGAATGTCGTTACGGGACACGACATGCCCCGTCCCGCCCTGAATGCCAATGGCGACGTTATCAGAGGTAAATTGCCAATAACGCCGGTACTGATCCAGGTCGGTGATGGTGTTGCCGGTGATGGTCGCACGATGGTTGTTCTGGGTATTATTAATCGCAATGAGATAGATCCCGTTCCCTGATTGCGTGATGGTGTTATTGGTAATCGTCACGTCATCTGAGGCGGATTCGAGGGAAATAGCCGTAAACGCGCACCACTTGATCGTGTTCGCCGTAATCACCGAATTATCGGCGTTCGTGAGTTTGATACAGCGATCCAATGAGAGTCCGTAGATCGTGAGGTTCTGAATCGTGACCGTGACATTGGTGATCGTCAGCACATCGCCCCAGGTGGTATAGATCGTCGTGGCATTGGCCGACACGCCACCGAGTGGCTTGACATATTTGGTCCCCGCATCGGTATCGTAAAACGAGCCATAGTCCCAGGAGGCATCCGGCACCGCTGTCTTCTTGTTCGGCAGGTAGACGGGCACGCCAGAGACCAGTTGCGCCATGTGCATCGACGACGTACCCACTGACGCAATACTGTAGGCCCCAAAGGCATCCGGCCCGGTCCAGCCACTCGTCAGCACATGGTTCGCCGAGAGAATGCTGCCAGGGTCAGCAGGGCAGGCCCCGTCGATAGTGATACTCGTCGTCGGCGTCAGGTTATTGTCGGCTCGCACCCCGTCGTTGCCTCCAGCATGGAAGCCACAGATATAGAGCGTATCGCCGTTGCTCACCTGATTCGCGCCAGAGCCAAAGGCGACCCCGCCCAGATTGCTGTAGGCCCCTACTGCTCCCGCACCAGCCGCGCACGTATAGGCGGTCCCGTCTCCATTGTTCGCACAGGCCGCTAAGGGGCGCACATACATGGTTTTCGCCTCAACCAGGACGGGTAGACTGAGTGCACAGGCGAGGAGGAGAGACAGCAGGGTTTTCATGGATAGCCTCATTAGTTCACCATCGAGTTCGGGCCAAGGGGCTTGTAGCGCAGGTAGTGTTTCCAGGTGCCGGTGGTCGAGCCCACGCCAATGACGGTCTTGAGCGTGCCGTCCTTCACGATGATGTGGTTCTGGGCGACCAATCCCAGATGCAGGCCCCCGTTCGCGGCGGTCACAATGACGGGAGCCGTGGAGAGGGCAGTCGGTTGGATCAACACGCTGGTCCCCGCCGTGGCACTCGCCAGGGTCGCGGTGGCTCCTGTGATGGTCGTCGCCGTGCCGACTGTCGGTGTCGATTGCCATTGCAAGGTCGAAGCCGTCGCATCGTTCGCGGTCACGCACACCGAGAGCAGTTCAATAATCTGGATGGGTCCACCGGATATGGTAAAGATCGTCGTGCCGTTCACCATCACGGCGGCGACGGTTTCGATGGACCGTTCCGCCACCGTGAAGGAGGGACCTTCAGAGTTGATTCCCGTAATTACGGTACCGGCTGAGGCCACCACGGGACTGAGGAGCAACAGACCGATGAGTAGTAAGGTTTTCATAGTCACTCCGTTAGTATTGGACAAAGACCCCGGATAGTGGCGTGGTGCCACTGGTCAAACTCGTGGTCACATACCAGTAGCTAAAGTTGGTTTCTGTTGGAGGACAGGAGGCCTGATCGGCGGTCGCTTTATTGAGCACGATAGTGCAGATCAGATCGTCTAGTGTATTGTCCGCCGTGCTGCGCCAGGTGCCGTAAATCTTCTGGGTCTGGACACAGGTGCCGGTACAGGTCACGCGCCCGGTAAACGTCTTGCGTCCTGTGGGGAGGATCTGTGGGGTCGTGGTGGCATCGGTGGCTGTGCTAGGGACGCCCCCCGTGCCAAGGATCTGCGTCTGCCGCACCACCCCGCCGCTGGTCATGAGCAGGTTGTTCGTTTGGTCCTCGCCGCTGAATATGGTGCCGAGGTTGACGTTAAGATTGCCTAACGTATCGAGTACGAGTCCAAGGAGTCCACTCGCTTTTGACGGATACGCGGTAACGGTAATGGAACCTGATGTCCAGGCAGACACTCGTGCGCGAAAGGTCGTAAGCCCTGCCACAGGACAGGAGAACTGACCAGTCGTTGTGGTCGTACTGGCACTCGAGACTGCGGCGCCAATCGGGTGACATGTCACGCTGCTCCACGTTGGGATCGCATCGGTAGCCCCTTCAAATGTCACTGTGCCCACGAATGTTCCGGTCACGCTGACACCCACCGCACTCACGTCGCGTGTATCAATCGTGGCGCCGTTGCCTGTAGCCCCGACGGCACTTTGGAGTGTGGTGAGTGACGCGGCATGCGCCAACGGCACGGACACAACCAGTAGCAATAGACACACACAGAGCCATAGACGTGCGCGTAAGACGATCATAAGGGGGTCTCCTTTTTTCTCACAACACGAACGTATTATCGTTTCCGACTACGCGAGGATCTCGCATTCTCTGGTTGCTTCTGTCGTTCTTGATTGATTTCGTCTTGAACTGGATCGTGCACTCTGGGCGGAATGGCATCGAGGCTCGATCCCATCTCAGCCCGTTCGGTCATGGCGAGAAACTCAGGGGTCGGATGCCATTGCATGATCGGATGCCCCTTTTCGTCGTTGGACCCCAGCGGCGTCAGATAGCCAGCTGAGGGGGTGCGATCATCGACCCACTTGGCCCCGAGTGGGAGCTTGAACCCTGGCACATCGGCGGGCGCATAAGTCTCACCGTCTCCATACCCATCGCTGTGCGAGTTCACTTGTGCCGGCTGCTGGATAGAATCGTCAATGGGCCCCAAGGTATTTTCGACAGCCAAGAGCAGTCGCGCAACGACTTCAGGGCTGAGGGTATCAATGCGACGATGCGCGCGCGCATGGGCACTTTCGCTCTCAACATTGCCTTGGAGGCCTGCGTGCATGGCGACGGGCGCTTGTGCCCGAGTCTTCACCTTGAGCAGCCACGCTTCGAGGCTCCGGAGTACGTTCAGATCGCCTAGTTCGTTAAAGGGGTGCGGCTCCTCGATGAGAAGGCCATCGGCATCCTTCCCAAGATTGGTCAGATAGCCCTCGCCATAATCGGCGGCATTGATCCATCGACTCTGCGGCGGGAGCTTAAAGACTTGATCGAGTCGTTGAATGACAGTGGCATCGCGGTCCTTCCCAAACTGCCATTGTCCGTTCGGCAATTCATAGAGTTCCGAGATGTTGCCGTTGCCGATGTGGAGCATGACCATGCGATTGACGAGGAAATTGCCCGCGAGCCGTTGCATAACGATCCCTTTCGGTTGAGGTCTCTGGGAGCGACGTGAGCCGCCACCCCCAGAGAGCCAATGTAGACTGACGAACGCTTAGGTAATGACGGTCACGAGGGTGGAGCCAGTGCCGCCCCCGATCGTCGCCGTGTAGTTATTCACGATCTCCGCGTGAGAGGTCGTGCCGAACCCATCGACCAGGAGCGTGACCAGCACCCCCTTGCGACAATTGCTGAATAATGCACCAGCAATCACAGTGGTTCCTGATCCGGTAAAGCATGCCGTCATGGCGGTCCCGCCACAGGTGGCGAGTTCGTTTTCTGCCGTGATCCCATCAATGTCGATGAGATTGACCGCGGACGCCCAGGTACCGGCATCCACATGGTAGTGGTTCCCCTTGAACTTGCCCGCGTTGTTCAGCCCCGTCAGCGAGACGACTGGCCCTTGGGCACCGTCCGACCAGGCGAGGTTGTTCTCAAAGAGGAAATTGTCGATCGCAGCCGTCCCTAACTGTGTAAACCCTGCGGTCGCAATGTTCACCACGGGGGTCGCCAGGTCGAGGTAGCAGCCGCTCACCGTCAATCCGTCTGCCGCGGCGCTGAAATCGGCAAACGACATCGCGGTAATCGGGACACAGGTGAGTCCCACAAAGGCCACATCGGGCCCCGTGATATTGAAGGCTTGATCGCCAGCCGGTCCCACAATGATAGAGGTAGGCTTCCGAACCATACGCCCTTGCCAGGCTTCGGCCCCCCAGTAGGAAACTCCCGCCTTGGAGTGGGCAATCGACGCCGTCAGGGTATGCGTCCCTGGCAACGTCACGATCGCATCGCCTCGTCCATCGACGCAGGCGGCATAGGCGAGATTGAGGGTGTCGTAGACAAAGGCATTGTTCTCACGCGCCCACTGTTGCGCACTAGCGACGGTATACCCAGACACATAGGCTGTCGTTGGGGCCACGAAATTCACCTTGCCTGTGATCTGATTGGCCAGACCTGAAAACTTGTCGTTCCGAAACCGATTCCAAACATTCTTATCTCTGATCGTCAACATACCGGCATACTCCTTTCGTGATGCCAAGGGAGAAGGCCTAGGCCTCCTCCCTTGTCTGCATCCACGGGGTGAAAAAACTTAGGTCGTGATCGGGAATCCTGCTGTCAAGTTCAACCATTGGGTCTCAGTGCCAGGCGTTCCAATGACAAACGCCATCGCGCTGGTACCGAGGGTACAGGCTGTCGCCACATCGATGTCGATGCTGTTCCCGGGTTTGCACAACACCGGACCCGTGAGGTCTCCAATGTTCTTGTAATTGACTGCGCCAATCGCCAGCGCCGTCGTGTTGTTGGCCGCAGTCACGGTCCCGTTCGTCCCGTCCAGATTCGACGCGATGATGGTGCCGGTCGCGTTGATCCCTGGGTACAGATCGAAGTCGATCTTACAGGCCGTGGTCGTGCCGGCCACGCCAAACGTGAAGCCGATCACTTCCACGAGGAAGTAATCCAGCACGTAGAACTGCCCTTCTGAGCCGGTGCCGCTGAAGTCCATGACGCCCGCGATATCGGGGGACAGCCACCGCCGGCTTTCGTAGCCGTACAACCCGCCCTTTAAGGCGGGAATCGGCTGTTCCTTCAAAAACATCTTCCCCATGGCTTCCACCATCGACGGCGCCCAGAGGGCTCCGCGGGTGAAGTCATGCGCCAACGGGAGATCACACTCCCGCTGGACGAGTTTCCCGAACACCGTGCGCTTCACAGCGTTCCAGATTCGATCCATATTGTAGGTCCGCATCGTCGTGTCCTCCCTCAAAAGAATAAGCTAAAGACTCTGTATCACGTCAGCGCCCGCTTCCGTCCTAGGAGGACGTGAAATAGACTGACCGCGCTTCACCGTCCGAGGCCGAATCGCCCCAGGTATTCGCAAACCCAAGCAGCCCATACCAGGCGACGGCCCTCTGTCGTCCGAAGTCGCCAGGGATCGCGGCCAAGAGTTCAGGGGCTTCGATCTCAGCCAACGCCAAGATGTCGTCTCCAAAGAACACGGCTTCCCCCACGGCACTCCCGGTCCCGCGCTCGGTCAACACGTTGTCGTGATCGATTTCGATGAACCGGCACTTCTCGATCTCCCCGATCTCGGCGTTGAAGAACACATCGCCTGGTCGGAGATATTGACGCCAGGAATGAAACTCCGGATCGTCCTTGACGCCGCGGCACGCCTTCGTGGACGCGAGCACCATGTAGACCTGTCCCTGGTAGGGATCCACATGCAAGGTCTTCCGGAGATAGTCCCGGATGATCTTGACGTGGCCCACGGTCATGTTGTTCGTCCCTGTCACAGGTGTGACGCCCGCATCCGTGGTAAACGTCCCGCCGATCCCGCTGGTGGGACCGAAGCGGATCATGCCGTTCTTGATGGCCGTACCCGCCACGGTGTCCATGGTGAGCTTCATCTGCTTTTTGAGCGTCTTCTGAATCGCGTTCTCAATATCGAACTTGTTCAGCAGTTGGGCGTGACGGGTATACCCGATCGCCCGACCGAACTCCGTCACCGTGATCGAGCGCGTGGACATGGCCATCGCATCGACCGGGACTTTGCCGGACTGCGTGAGGACCGCCGAGGTCGGCTCCGCGGTATTCCGCACCCGCTGAATCGTCACGGTATCGCCCATGTGGGCGCCGAATCCTGGCTCTGGCCGTGCGAACTGCACGACGAGCGCCTCTGCAATGCTGGCGTACCGCAGTTCGTTGCTCAGCGCATGGTTGCGCGAGACGCCTGATGTCACATCCGGAACCCATTGAAAATTGCCTGCCATGATTCACGCTCCTGTTTTTCCGCCGTGAACCAGAACGAGCCATGACGAGTCGAGTTAGCGCGACGAATCGGCTTGCCGAAGCATGACCTTCGTACTTTGCACCTTCGCCGCTTTCGCGCGCGCCATATCCGCCAGAATCGACCCCGGCCCCGGTTTGGAGTCGTCGTCGTCCTGATCGCGGACGCTGCGCCGCTGCGTCCCCTTCTCAATCACCCCATCCATCGGTCGTCGATGGGTGGCCTTCTCGTCCTGAAACTCCCGGCTACTGCGTTTGGTTTTCACAATCCGTTCTTTGACCATCCCCACGAGGGTACTGATCTGTTCGTCTTCTGGCACGCGTTTGAACCAGCCGGGATCCGTGGATCCTTTGGCGATCGCCAGGGCTTCGACGAGTTCATAATCGCCCTCATCGAGTCCGGCGTCCTCCAAGGCTTCCAGCGTAATCCGTCTGGCCTCGCTCTGGTCTTTATCCATCTGCCGCTCACGGTTGAACGTCTCCCGCGCCGTGCGCTGACTGATTTCTTCCGCCGCCTTCGGCAGATCATCGTAGAGTTTGCTGAACATCGACTCGTAAATCTTGACGGCTCGCTCCGGATCGTCGTTTGGAATCTTGCTGATCTCCGAGACCATCTCCCGAGCACGGAGCTTTGAGCGTTCGAGATTGACGTTCGTGCGTTCGTTCGTCTCCTGTCGAGACGACTTCTCGCCTTCGATCTTCACCAGACGCTCTTGAAACTCCTGGTTCAGGCGCTTCTGCGCTTCCAGATCGTTCTTGAGCTTGTCTCGATCGGACTTGAGCTCATCGTAGGCCTTATCCTGTCGTGAGGATCGGCGCGACCCGTCGTCGTCCCCGTCACTCTCGTCTTCAAAGGTCTCTCGATTCGCTCGTTCTTCGTCAGTCAACTCTTCGTCCATCTCGGTAGCGGATCCGCCGCCAGGCGAATCATTCCCGCGAATGGCTAAACGACGGGCATCACACGCGAACGTGTCAGCGGTCCCGCCTATGGTAAGACACTCCTTCAACATGACTCCGATCCCCTTCTAAACCGTGGTAGCGGCTGTCTATCGAGGACAGCATACACACGGATGATGTGGTGAACTAACAACAGCCTTTGCCTTGCTGGCCTTTCTTACTGGTCATGGAGCCCATCGGATGCTTCGAGATGCGTTTCACACCCGGATGATGGCCCTTGTTGGTATTCATAGGGCCTTTCATCCCACCCATCGCACTCCCAGCCTCTCTGGCACTGGCCCGATCCATCGGCATCCCATCAGCCGGCATGTAGCCAGGCTTCACAAATTTATCGTTCGCCATGATGTGCGTACTCCTGTTAATTGTTGAGACCGAGCGTTTGCCGAATGCGACTATCGACCGATCGACGGACGGGCACAGACTCCATGGTATGAGCCATATCCACACCCATCTGCGTGAGGACTTCTATCAATCCAATGGCCTTGGCACGAACCCATAAGGCCTTGCCGTCCTCCATGGACGGATCGAGTAACTCCGTCAGATACTCGGCCAGCATGGTCTGAAACGCATGCAGGATGGCCTCTCGCCCTTCGATGTGGGCATCGGATCTGAAGAGGACCGAGAGTTCGAGCGCGGCGCGTTTGCCTTCTATGCCACTCATGCGTTAGGGGCTCCTTGTGAGGCGGTCGTGGCAGGGACTCCGGCTGCGGCCATGGCTTTATCCGCCAGACTGCCGCCAGCACCCAGGTGAGGATTCTGTCCATCTGGTGAGGGACCGATAGGAGCTGGCCCATTGACGACGGGATTATTGGCGATTTGCGCGCGTGCGGCTTCCAATTCCGCCATTAGTTCGTCATCCGTCTTAATCACGTCACTGGAATCCAACACATCAGCCAGCTTCCGGATCATCTTGTCGTCCTTAGCATAGTTGGCAAAGCGTGGATCTCCGGTGATCTTCACCATGTTGATAAGGTGATCGACCATCTCGGCCTTCTGGAAGAGAAGCGACACGCCACGAACCTCGATATCCGTATCCATCTTGACGGCCTTGACCCGATCCTCTGGCGAGACCATGGCAATCTGATCGATCATCCGGGCATGCTTCTCACCTAAGACGGCGAGATAGCTGGGGGTATCCAGCGGATCCCAGTAGGTCGTGAGCACGTCCTGAATCATTTCGATGTACTGCTCGGCTCCATATTCGACATCTCTCCCAATCCCCTCGAACACGCCCATCGCCTGCTGCGTCTTGATTTCCACTTCCCCCTTGGTGATCGCGCTCCGCTCACCGGTCTCGCCCTTGAGGAGCTCCGTGACAAACACTCCGTTCTGGAACAGGTTGCCCGTGAGGGACATGAGCTTTTCCACGACGGGAAGGAACTCGGTATCAGTCTTGATCGGGGTATAGGCGCTCCCTTGCGCATTGAACTTCTTCGCCTTGGTACAGCCAGGATAGAGTTCCTTGTCGGCAGGATTGACGAGCTTGCCTTCATCGACTTCATAGGCGCCGTTCAGGACGAAGCTGAGCCGGTCGGCGGTCATGGAGATGAGGTTGTTCCTGAACTTCCACATCTTGAGCATGCCCTCGATGAGCGAATACCCATGGAAGTTCCGCATGTGAGGCAAGGCCGCAAACTGATGAATGGGCCAGCGGATACGCGGGAAGTTCGTCGGCACAGGCCGAGAAATGACGGTGCGATTGGCGACGGTGAACCGGACACTCGGATAGACGAGCTCGCCGTTATGATCGAGCACCCCGCCCCAGAACTCCCGCACGAAGACCTGCGGTCTGAACTTGTGGGAGTAATCGACGAGCCCACGTTTCTTTCGTTCCTGGCGCCGATCGGTTGATCCTTCATCGCCCTTGTCGTGGAGACAGTTCCGCACGTTGATGTAGTTGCCGGCCTTCTCGCCCTCGAGGAGGACGTGGTAATCGATCCAGTCCTGATGGATGCAGTAGAGCCCGCTCTGCGGTTGCCGGGAGATGGCGTCAGGGTCTTTCTTGAGCTTCCAGGGTTCGATCTGTACCATCCTGAGCCCTTCCGCCCCATCGGCATCAGTCCCCCACACGGCCTTGGAGGCAAGACTGGTCCCCACCGCAAAGGCCATCTCCGTCATGTCAGGAAAGAGTTGATGGAGTTTTGCTTTCCGTGCCCACCAGCGGGTGCCGTCCTCCCAGAAGCTCGCCTTCGCCACCATGAAGTCGTTGTCTTTGTGCTGGGTCGTCATCGAGAACCATTCCGGACGGTCCACGATCGCCTTCCGCACGAGCATCTTGGCTTGCGTCACGGTTTGAAACGGTTCGTTCGTGGTGATCTTGGCTTGCCAGTCCTCTTTGACGGCCATCTCGCGTTGCTTGTTCTCGTGGGCGTCCCAGAGTTGTTCATCGAGCTTCTGCCGTTCGTCCTCGGTGCGGTCGGTATGCCGGACGCACTCCTCGACGTATTCGACGAGATGCCCGTCAGGGAGATCCTGTGTCGCCTCATCGAACTCTGCGGATTGATCGTCCTCCGGCATCTGCCGGACATCTTCCAGCTGCGCGTAGAGTTCGGCGTCTGAGACTCCGAGACCAGCCATTAGGCGTACAGCTTTCCGCGCATGTCGCGCTCTAACTGATCGGATTGGGCTGAAGGACCGAGACGAGAGAGGTCAATGTCGCTGAAGCAATCCGCCTTGATAGAAGAGTCTTCGCCGCGGGTGAGATCCCAGGTGCGGGCGCAGTTCGTACATTTCAAGGTGGGTCGGAGTTCACCCGTATGCCCGACCTTCCGCACCCCTTCGAGGAGTCTATGTCGACCGAGCACTTTCTGGATGTTCGCCATGCAGAATTAGGACTCCGGGGTATAGGGCGAGACGTCGCCACCGGGACCGTTGACGGAACAATTCACCCCGGCCTGGACTTTGAACACGCTGCCGGAGATCGGCGCGGAGACAGGAGCCTGAGAGTCCACTGGGGCGATAGCGATGTCTTTGGGTACGTCTTTCTTCGGTGGCATGCAGTCCTCCAAAAAGCAAAAACGGCAACACCCCTGCCGAAGCAGAAGCATTGCCGTTCCGTGTCAGGATCAGGCTGGTATGTGCTGGTTAGTTATTCATGGTCGAATCTCTTCCTCAATCTCTCGCTTGACTTTCATAGAACCAATGATCTTGTTCATAGTGCAATTGAAGGTAATTGTCAAGCTGACTTTCCCATGCACCGCTGGCAGCGTGGCGAGTTCTAGTCCAATCCGCGCTTGCAGGTCTTTGGGAATGAGGAGGGACATCTATCCCCTCCCCGGTATCGGCATCCGATTATCCGCCACCCACACCATCGTGCCTTTGTGCATCACGGTCGTAACCAGGCGCCGATTCTTCGGCACGGCTGAGGTAAAGATCTCGGTGTAGAGCGTGCCGTCATCATTCAATCCCACGACCCACGGGACGCCTGCCGGCGTCAGGAACTCGACATACTCGACCACGCCATACGGCACTTCGATCGTGCGCAACGTGAAGACACCATCATTATCCACCACCCAGCGCCGGGCCGCGGTCTTATTCGTGCTCAGGAAATGAATGTCTTCGTACACGGTGTCGAGGATGAGGGACCGTGCCGGATTGAGGATCGGCGTCAAGGTCGGAGTTTCGTCGCTGGCATAGAGGTGCCACACCTGCCCGTTGGGGGCTTTGGCTGAGACACTCATGCCGACACCAACTCATGCGAATGAATCAAGTTCCGCCGCACCATCTGAAGCGCCGCAATCTTGGAATCGATCTCCTCGATCGCTCCCAGGATGCCGCCAGACTTTGGAGTATACCCGTTGAGGCGAGGCCGTCCCAGCGTCTTCGTGCCCGTCGTCTCGTCTTGAAATGCGTTCGCAATCTCGATCGGCTTCGCCTGCTTGGCCCGTTGATTCGACAGACGTGTTGCCGCACATTTCTCGACCCACGCCTGCTTGGCTTCGTCACTTGTAAATTTCGGCATCGCTCCTCCACAATTTAGACATTTCTCAAACTCGCCGACTCGTTCATCCCAATCATGCACCAGCAACCCATCGCAGCGTGGACAGGTCATCGGCTCTGCACACCCTGCACGGTCGACACCTGCCACTCCCAAGCGAGACCGTACCGCTCTCCGTCCTTCTTCCAGACCTTCACTTCCACGGGATCAAGCCCCACAATCACCATCACCATGGGGATCTTTGCCATGCCCAGGGCATCCATCAGCCCGCAATCCTGCGAAGAGAGCGAGGCTGATCGCCCCGGATGCGAATGCACCAAGGCCCAAGGTTGCTCACCGTCATAGTACAAACAGGCCCGATAGTAGTCGGCATAGTCAAGGAGAAAGCTGCGCGTGGGATCGTCGGAACTATTCGGACAGACCTTCATCCGTTCGTGCGAGAACAGGAGGCCGCACAGCTCGTGAGGGGCTGAGCTCACCGCCTGTCTCACCAATTCGACCACGAGGTCATTCGATAGCATAGGACTTTGCTCTCCGTCGTTCATCCCGCTCCTCCCCCGCAAACTCCAACGGACTCGACCGGCAGACATGGGCGCCCAATGAATGCTTGAAGGCGCCGCACTGGATGCACAGCTCGAACTGGCCCTGCTGGGTCTCGGGCTGCAAGGCCATCTCGATCGCGTCTTCAAAGTCGTGGTTCA